CGGCGGGAACTGGAAGTCGCCCAGAAGGTGATTTCGGTGCAGATGACCCGCGCCTTCGTGGACCTTGCCCCTTATCTGGCCGATTTCGTCGGCGCGTTCGCGACCGCCGTGCGGTATTTGGTCGATATCCTGGACCTGATGAAGGATGTGGAGAACCGGTCGTTATCGGGCAATCAGCGCCGTGCCGAAGCCCTGGTCAAGGAAATCGCCGAACTGGAAGCGAAGATCGCCGCGGCGGAAGGCAAGGGCGGGTTGATTTCGCCGCTGGATCGGGACCGGGTGCTGGTGGCGGCCCCGGCGCGGCTGAAAGAGGCGCAGGCCGAACTGGATGAATTGACCCAAGCTATCATCAAACAGCAGGCGGCGGCGGTTAAACCCGCCCTGTCTTCGGCGGGAGATTCCGCCGGATCGGCGGGGGCGGACGCCATCCAGAAGACGATTGCCGACCTGGAATTCCAACTGGCGCAGGCGACGCGGAGCGATCTGGGAAAGAAGGTCTTTGCATCCCTCCGGTCGGCGGGGCTGGATGGGGCGGACCAGAACCTGCCGGAAGTTGAGCGCATACGCGACCTAGTCGCCGAACTGGAACGCCTTACCGAAGCGGAAAAGAAACGCGACGAGGCGAAAAAGGAAGGTCTTCGCCTGACCGAATCCCTGTTGACGGCGGAAGAGAAATACCAGCAGGAAATGGAAGATACCAACCGGCTGTTGGAACAAGGCGCGATCAGCCAGGAAACGGCGGCGCGGGCCTTCGCGGCGGCGGAAAAGAAAAAGCTGGATGCATCCAGGGAAGCGGCGGACGGCATCAAGCGGGCGGCGCGGGACTATGCGGAAAGCGCGAGCGATGCGGCGTCCCAATATGCCGACGTTACGACGTCCGCCTTTCGCGGGGTTGAAGACAGTATCCTTGCCTTGACCGACAAGTCCCAGTCCGCCGGCGAAAGGTTCGTCGCGATCTGGCGCGGCGTCGCCGAAGACCTGGCGCGGATCGGTATTCGGAAGTTCATCACCGGGCCGCTGGCCAGTGCGATTTTCGGCGGCGAAGGCGGCGGCGGGATATTCGCGAACCTTTTCCATGACGGCGGGGTCGTCGGCGGTCCGGCGCCCGCCGTGGCGGTTCATCCGGGCGCCTTTCGGAATGCGCCGCGTTTTCATGGCGGCGGCGGATTCGGGTTGCGGCCCTTCGAACGCCCGGCGGTGTTGAAAGTCGGCGAAGAGGTCCTGACCGAAGACAACCCGCGGCACCGAAACAATTTCGGCGGCTTCGGCAACATCATCACCGTAAGCCCGAACATTTACGTTCAAGGCCCGGCGGCCGGACAGAACGGCGACATTCCGCCCGAAGTCCTGGAAAACATGCAAGAGCAGCTGACCAAGGCGACGGAAGCGGCGGCACGGGAAGCCGTGGACCGCCGCCTGGAAGAGCGAAGCCGGCGCGGCCCGGCGGGACAAGTGGGGAACAGGTTCTAGTCATGACGCTTGCATTGAACCCGCCGCGCCCGCCGTCGGTCGGCATGAACGTCGACGTTCAGTTCGCCGTCCGGCGAATCAAGTTCGGCGACGGCTATTCGGAAGACAGTCCGGAAGGCATCAACAGCGACCCGGAAACGGTCACCTTGACCTGGGCGTCGCTGACAACGGCGGAAGCGACCGCCTTGTATGACGCCATCAAGGCGACGATGGGCGCGGAACGGATCATCTATGCCTTGCCGGACGACGGCGCGGCCCGGCTTTGGGTCTGCACCCGCCTGAGTAAGACCTATCCGAAGCGCGGCGACCGTCGCGGCGTGCGGGCGACCTTTGAAGAGCGGGTCTTATGACGGCGGTCACCGAAGAGTCCCAGAAACTTTCCCAGGACGCCAAAATCGCCCTGTATCGCCTGGACCTTACGGTTGTCGGGGAAGCGAAGGCGCTGTTTTCCCCGCACGCCCTGCCCGACGGGTCCGGGGTGCAGTTCGGGGAAGAGGTCTTCACCCCGGTTCCGATCAAGGCGGAAGGGTATTCGTGGTCCGGCGACGGCGACCCGGCGCGCCCGCGCCTTCGGCTGTCGGGCCGGAACCCCGCCTTGCTGGCGCTGCTGGCGCAGTATGACGGGTTGCGCGGGGTGCCGGTGGAACGGCTTGTCACCTATCGCAAGCACCTGGCGGACGGCGACGACCCGGACCCTGACATGGTTCTGTCTTTTGAAATTTTCGTCATCGACCGGGCGAACAAGCCGCGCGACGGGTCGGAACTGGTCTTCGAACTGGCGACCCCGATGGAACAGGCGGCGGTGATGCTGCCGGGCCGGGTGGTGATGCGGGAATATTGCCCCTTTGCCTATCGGGTTTGGAACCCGGCGGCGAGTGGCGGCGCGGGCGGGTTCGATTATACGGACGTGTTCTGCCCCTATACCGGGGCGGCCATGTTCGATGTCGACGGCAACCCGACCGCCGATCCGACCAAGGACGATTGTTCCCGGCAGTTGGCGAGCGGATGCGAGGTGCGCCACCCGAAGCCCGCCAAGGTGCCCTTCGGCGGATTCCCGGGCGTGGCGCGGGTAAGGGGGTAAAATGTCGATTGTTCTTTCCCCCATGCTTGCCGCCGATATCAAGTTGCACGCCATGGCGGCCTATCCGCGCGAATCCTGCGGCTTCATCATCGGCGGGCACTATGAGCCGGTGCGGAATGTCGCGGGCGATCCGTTGACCGGGTTCAAAATCCAGCCCGGCTTGTTCAGGCCGGATATCCATTCCGCAATCGTCCATTCCCACCCGGACGGCCCGGAATGCCCGTCCGCGGCGGATATGCGGGGTCAACGGGCAACGGCGGTCCCTTGGGTCATCGTGTCGACGGACGGCAAGCGCGCCGGCGCGCCATTCGTCCTTGACCCTGACGCGCCGGAACGGCCGCCCTTGGAAGGGCGTCCCTTTCGCCATGGGGTGACCGATTGTTATTCACTGCTGCGGGACTGGTTCCATATGGAACAGGGCATCGCCCTGCCGGACTATCCCAGGGACTGGGAATGGTGGAAAAACGGCGAAGACCTATACCGGAAAGAGTTCCGGGGGGCGGGTTTCCAGGCGTTGGGTGAAGCGGCCGTCCAGCGGCGCGGCGACGTCTTCCTGGCGCAGACGCCGAAGTCCCCGGCGATCAACCATGCGGGCGTCTATCTGGGCGACGGCATGGCCATTCATCATCTGACCGGAAGCGACCCTTTCGACCCGACCTACTTGTCGGACGTGATATCGGTTGCGCGATGGCAGAACTATATTGTGCGCTGGCTACGGCATGAGAGTTTGACCTAATGCATTTGGCATCGATCGAAACCCGTTCGGTCACCCTGCATGGAAATCTAAAGGCCCGCTTCGGCGGGCCTTTTTCCTTGGCGGTGATGACCCCGGCGGAATGCGTGCGCGCCCTTTGTTCCCAGATTCCGGAATTCCGCAACGCCCTGGCGGAAGGGGAATACCGGGTCCTGGTACGGGGGGCGGAAATTTCGGAAGACGCCCTGGGGGCGACCTTCGGCGGGGCGCGGTCAATGGATATCGTCCCGGTGCCGTCGGGCGCGAAAAAGCAGGGTATCGGCAAAATCATCCTGGGCGCCGCCCTGATTGCGGCCGCGTTCATCGGCGCGCCGGCGGTGGTCGGCGCCCTGGGTCCGACCCAGGGTTTGGGGACGGTCGCCTTTTCCGTCTTCGGGGCGAATATCACTTACGCGAATATCGCCCTTTTCGGGGTCAGTACGCTTATCGGCGGGTTGACCCAGTCCCTGACGCCGACCCCTGCCCTTGCGGATCTCGGGTCCTTCGAATCCGCCGCGCAAAACCCCGGTTTTCTTTTTTCCGGTCCCATTAATACGGTCGATGAAGGCGGCCCGGTTCCTATCGTGGTCGGGCGCGCCCTTATCGGGTCCCAGGTCGTGAGTGCCGGTTTCACGGCTGAACGGGTGCCGACATGATGGAAGCGGAAGCGGCGGATATCGGCGCTGGTCGGGTCCTGACGATCGAGGGGCGCAAGGGCGGCAAGGGCGGCGGCGGCGGAACCAGCCGGGTTGCGCAGGAAGCGGCGAACAGCCTTCGGACAAAGAACGTCGCGCGGATCGTCGACCTTCTGGGCGAGGGTGTGAACGGCGGTCTGGTGGACGGTCTTAAATCCGTCTTCCTGGACGGCACGCCCGTTCTTGCCGAAGACGGCACCGCCAATTTCCGGGGCATCAAGATTCAGGAACGGTTCGGCACGCCCAACCAGGACCCAATCCAGGGCATGGCCGATGCCGAAGAGGAAAAGGGCGTCGGGGTCGAGGTTCCGCACGGGTCCCCGGTCATCCGGTCGGTCACGGATTCGGACGTCGACGCGGTCCGCGTCAAGATACAGTTTCCCGCCCTGCTGTCGCAGAACAAGACAAACGGCGATATCAACCCGGCAACGGTATCCTTCCGGATATCGCGGCGCGTGGATGGCGGGGAATTCGAGGTCGTCCACGATGTCACCATTAACGACAAAACGAACACCCTGCAGGAACTGGGATACTACGTCCGCAAGCCGGACGGGGCGGTCGGGGACTGGGATTGGCAGGTCGACCGGATAACGCCGGACAGCGAATCTTCCGCCCTGCAAAACAAAATCCAGGTCGGTTCCGTGACCTGGGTCACCGAGTCGAACCTGTACTACCCCTATTCCCATATCATCGGGGTTGAGGCGGACGCGGAACAGTTCGCCGACCGGATTCCGGAACGGTCCTATTTCATCAACGGCCTTTCGGACCTGCTGTTGCCGTCGAATTACGACCCGGTCGCGAAGACCTATTCCGGCATTTGGGACGGGACTTTCCAGACCGGCTGGTCCGACAACCCCGCCTGGTTCTATTACAATGTCCTGTCCCGCAAATTGTGGGGGTTGGGCCGGTTCATGACCCCGGCGCAGCTGTCGCAATTGAAGTGGGATTGTTACGACATAGGCCAACATTGCGACGAGCTCGTCCCCGACGGGTTCGGCGGCACCGAACCGCGATTCACCATCAACGGGCCGATTTCGCGCCAGGAAGACGCCATCAAGGTTCTGGGGTCCATTTCGTCGGTCTTCCGGGGGCTCGCCTTCTGGTCCGCCGGCGGCATGATGATGACGTCCGACCGCCCGAAATCGCCGGCGCGGCTGGTCAACCAGACAAACGTCGTCGGCGGGGGGTTCGAGCGGCCGGGCATTCGTCACCGCGACCTGGTCACGTCCGTTGTCGTCGGGTGGAACAACCCGGATGACAATTACAAAATAGCCTTTGAGGTTGTTAACGATCATGCGGCGATCCGCCGCCATGGGGTCAAGCGGGCGCAGCTGGTCGCCTTCCTGACCAGCAGTCGCGGTCAAGCGCGGCGGTTGGGCAAATGGGTCCTGGCATCCCAGACCCTGGAACCGGTGGTCTTCCAGGGCGGGTCCGATTTGGCGGATTTGCGGCCGGGGGACGTCGTAAAGATCATGGACCCGGAAAAGGTCGGCGTCCGCCTTGGCGGCCGGGTGCTGTCCGGCGGCACCGATCAAGTCGCGCTGGACGCGCCGGTCACCCTGGGCACCGGGGAGAATTACACCCTTTCGGTCCGCCTGCCGGACGGAACGGTTGAAGACCGGGCCGTCACGACCGCGGCGGGGGACGTGTCCGTCCTGGACCTTGCGACGCCCCTGTCCGCCGCGCCGATGGATGGCGCCGTCTGGTTGCTTTACAGCGACAGCATAGAGCCGGAACAGGCGCGAATTCTGACGGTCACGGAACCGGAAGAGGGGGTCTATCAATTCGAGTGCCTGGCGTATAACGCGAGCCTGTTCGATGAAATAGACCAGACCGGCAGTTTTGCGGCGCGGACGGAAAGTCTTATTCCGACCGGTCCCTTGCCGGTGCCGGGCGATTTCGATGTCCGGGAATCCCTGGTCCAGTCCGGACCGACGGTTGGGGCCATCGCGGAACTTGACTGGCGCAATCCGTCGGATATCCGGGTCCGGCGGGCGGAAGTACAGGTCAAGCGTCCGGACGACAGCTTCAAGCCGGTTCCGGTCGTGGACGTTCCGCCGGTCATCCTGCGGGACGTCACGCGCGGGGCTTATCAATTCCGGGTCCGCTTCATCGACGGTTTGGGCCGGCGGGGCGGCTGGGCGACGGTCAGTAAAACCTTGTTCGGACTGACCGCCGATCCGGAACAACTAACCGGTTTGAAAATTCAACGGCTGGGCGGTTTGGCAATCCTGACCTGGGATATGACGCCAGACCTGGACGTCAGGGTCGGCGGTTTTATCCATATTCGCCATTCGGCGACCGGCGCCGGTCTGTCGACTTCGGTTCGCGCGGTTCAGCCGCTGCCGGGCGCGTCGGTTAGCGCGGTGGTGCCGTTGCGGCCGGGGACCTACTACGTTTTCGCGCGCGACAGCGGCGGCCGCGCCGGGCCCGCCGCGACGATCGAGACGGACGACGCGGAAGCCTTGACCTTTTCCGCCCTTGGTTTTGTCGAAGCGAACCCGACATGGCCGGGCACCCATGACGACACGGTCCGGGTCGGCGACGACCTGCGCCTTGTCACAACGGGGCTGTTTTCCGAAATCGTGAACTTCGCGGACGAACCGTCAATCGCCAGTCTGGGCGCCCCGGTCGCGTCCGGGACCTATACGATGTCGGTTCCAATCGATCTTGGCGCGGTCAAGGACGTTCGGGTCACGGCGGAAATCGAAGCGGTATCCTTGAACCTGGACGACAGTTTCGCGACGCGGCCGGGGCTGTTTTCCGAATGGGCGTCCTTTACCGGCACGCCCGCGACGGAAACAGAAGTCATCGCGCAGATATCGACCACCCAGGACGATCCGTCCGGAACGCCTGTCTGGTCCGCCTTCACCGACCTTACCGCCGGAGACTACCGCGCGCGCGCGGTGCTGGGACGGCTTCTGCTGCAAACCCAGGACCAAGCCCAAACCATTTCCGTCGGCAAGTTCCGTATCGATGCAAAGGAAATCGCCTAATGAGCCAAACGAGCCCTGTAATCAATTACGACCAGTCCGGCGCGGCGGTCGGCATTCGTCTTGACGAAGTCTTCGCGTCGCTGCGGTCGTCCCATTCGGGACCCGCGGCGCCGACCGACCCCCTGCCCGGACAGCCCTGGGCGGATACGTCGGTCGCCGGGCAAATCAATTTCCGGATCTTCGATGCGGCGAATTGGCGGCTGGTCTTCACGGTCGACACGACAACCGGGGTGTTGACCCTGCCGAACATGGCCAGTCAGGCGGAAGCGGAAGCCGGGACCAGCGCAACCAAGGTCATGACGCCCCAGCGGGTCCAGCAATGGGGGGATGCGAAGGCGCTGCAGCAAGGCTTGCATGCAATGCCGATCGGGGCGGCTTCGTTCATGCCCCAGGAAACCAACGGGGCCGGGGCGCTGGCGAGTGAGGAAACCGGTATCCATAACGTGGTCACCGAGTTTCTGACCTTCGCGGCGACGCCGGATCAACATGCCCAGTTCTGGTTCCGGGCGCCAAAATCGGTTGATGAGGCGGCGACCCTGTCGGGCGTTCTGTCCTGGATGGAAAGCGCCGGCGCGACCGCCCATGGCGTCGCCTGGCGGGTGGAAATGCAGGCGCAGGGCGACGCGGATTCGGCGGACGCGGCATGGGGGGCGGCCGTGGTGGTCAACGATACGGGCACCGCCGGCACCCGTCGCGATGTGCCTTTTTCCGGTGTCGCACCCGCCGGGGGGTGGACGGAAGGGGATTGGATCGGCGTTCGGGTCAGCCGGGCGACGGCGGACGCGAATGATACATTGGATGTCGACGCCCGCTTCCTGGGGTTGGTGCTGCATCTTCCTGTTACCGCGAAGGATGATGCTTGATGAAGCCGGGTCTTTTTCTTCCGGGCGGTCGGCGGGCGCGGGGCGGTTATCGCTTTTTCCGGTTGACCGCGACGCATGTTATCGGGCGCGCGTCGACGGGCGCGGACTACTGGCAATTCATATCCCAGACGTCGCCGGGGAATCTGGGCACGATCGTTGACCCGTTGCCGCCGGTCGTGACGGTCGGACAGACCGTTTCGGTTTACGTCGGTCTGTCCGGCGGCGAACTGAACGACCCGGTTTATGACAACTACTATGGCACGGCGGGGACGGTGACGTCCTTTCGGGCGCAGGTCCCAAACTTCCGCCTGCTGGATGGGGGAAGCGTCTATCCGGGGGTTAACATGACCGGCAACGCCCTGCCGTCGCCCTTGGTTGCGTCGTCCAACGGGTCGGGCGGAAGCAACGCCCCTTACAAGGCTTTTGACGGCGGGTCGGGTTACTGGGAAAGCGACACGTCGGACAGTGAGGGGTCCGCCGGCGCCTTGACCGCCAGCCGATATGTCCAGGTCGATCTTGGCGCCGGGGTCCTGATCTTCCCGGAAGGGTACCGCATTCGGGCGCCGTCGGGACTGAACAACGGTCTGGAAGGATTCGTCCTGTCGGCGTCGGTCGACGGGGCGGCGTTCGATCAACTGGACACGAAGGCCGGGCTTAATTCCGGTTGGACTGCCAATACCGACAGGGACTTCGCACTATGAACGAATACGCGCTTTTGAGCGATACGGACGAGCTTATCCGGATCGAAGAACACCCGGCACGCCCGCCAAACCCGGCGGGGAAACCGTGGCGCTGGGTGCCGGTGACCCGCGGCGACGTCCTGGCATATCAGGAACCGGCGGGGGCGTTGAATGCGGGTGTCTGGACCATCGCCGGGACGGACCTGGACCTGGCGCAGGCGAAAGACCTTGCCCGCGCCGAAGTGACGGCCATTCACCGGGGGAAGATCACTTATGGGGCGCTTGATATGGGCGGCGTCGCTATCCGGATCGATCTTGACTCTTACCAGCAGCTGGTCGCGGCGGCGGACCGTGTTGCGGCAAGCGGGCCTTTCCGGGCGGTCACCAAATCCAAGCAGGTCTTCGCCTTCGATGAAACAAACGCGCCCGCCGTCAGGGACGCGGTCAAAACCGCGTTCAGTGAATGCGTGGACCGCGAAACCGCCCTTTATGACCTGATAGACGCGGCGGCCGATGTCCCCGCGCTTCGGGCGATCGATATCGCGTCCGGCTGGCCGGTCTGACCTTAACCATGAAAAGGGGGTGGTCGTGGAAAGTCCTGCGACGCTGGAAAACCTTTGGGCGATTATTGCTCTGTTCTCAATTGCCTTTATCGGGCTGGCCGGGTGGGTCTGGGTGAACCTTCGGGCGAAGGCGAGCGCGGAATCCAATGTCCGGCTTTGGGCCAGTCATAACGATTTGGCCAGCCAGTATAATGATTACCGGGTTTTCGTCGCGCAGAACTACGTTT